CACCCGACCAGCGCGTTTGCCGACTTTGAGAAGTCTATCCTTCGGGGCATCGCTGGCGGTCTTGGCGTTAGCTATACTTCATTGGCCAATGACTTGGAGAACACCAGCTATTCCTCAATCAGGCAAGGGGCGCTTGAAGAGCGTGACTTCTATCGGACGCTTCACTCTTTCATGATAGATCACGTCATGGACCCGCTTTATCGCCTCTGGCTTGAGCATGTCATGGACATGGGGCTGATTCCGATCAGCGGCCCCGGCAAGTTTGAGAAGTTCACAGAGGACTACACGTTCCGCGCTCGCGGCTTCCAGTGGGTTGACCCTCAGAAGGAAATGAACGCAGCCGTGACAGGCCTGCAAAACGGCATTCTGAGCCACACTGACATTGCTGCAAACTATGGCCGCGATGCAGAAGAGACGTTTAGCCAAATCCAGCGTGATAAGGAAACGGCAGATCGTTACGACCTGTCGATGGCTTACGAGCCGTTTGGCGAAAAGCAGCCTGTTCCCGCAGAAATGGATGGAGGCGAGGATGGCTGAGTCATACAGCCCGACTGAGGGCATGAAGGAAGAGGCTCGTCGTGGTTTGGATTGGCGCGAAGAGCATGATCGGGGCGGCACTGAGGTTGGCGTGGCTCGTGCGCGTGACATCGTTAATGGCCGCAACCTATCGGAAGAAACCGTCAAGCGGATGTTTAGCTTCTTCAGCCGCCATGAAGTTGACAAAGAGGCTGAGGGTTTCCGGCCCGGTGAGGACGGCTATCCATCGGCGGGGCGGATAGCCTGGGCGCTTTGGGGTGGAGATGCTGGATTTTCTTGGTCGCGCGAGATTGCCGAACGTCTGGACGATGAGAGGTCGCAGTTGCAAAAAGGTTACACCGATGGCATAATGCCGAAAACAAGCGAGGAAGCTATGGCTGAAGACACGCGAGCAGAGCCGGACGAGCTGTCGGTCGGCGACTGGGTTGAATGGGACTCCAGCGGCGGCGAAGCCTACGGCCAGATCGAGCGCATTGAGCGTGATGGCCAGATTGATGTTCCCGACAGTGATTTCACGATCAACGGTGACGCCGAAGACCCTGCGGCATTGATCGAGGTCTATCGCGAGGGCGAAGAAGGCTGGCAGGCGAGCGGTGTCATGGTTGGGCATCGCTTCAGCGAGCTTCGCAAGGCTGACAAGCGTTCTGCTGAGCCAAAGATCGAATACCGCTCAACCATCATTGGTGACGAGGCGATTGACGAAGAGAACCGCCGGGTTCGCATCGCTGTTTCGAGCGAGGAACCTGTTGAGCGTGGCTTCGGCATGGAAATTTTAGACCACTCGGAAGGCAGTATTGATCTGGACTTCCTGAACAGTGGCCGTGCGCCTCTGCTGCTGGATCACGATCCACGCCAGCAGATCGGCGTTGTGGAATCAATCGCGTTGGATGGCTCGGCCCGTAGATTGCGGGCGACGGTTCGTTTCGGAAGGAATGGGCTTGCCAAGGACGTGTTTGAGGATGTTGTTGATGGCATTCGCGGCAACATCTCGGTCGGGTATGACTTGACCAAAGCTCAGCTTGAGCGCGAGGGCAAGGAATCCTATCGCGTGAAGGGCTGGATGCCAATGGAAGTTTCTGTCGTGAGCATTCCCGCCGACCGGACAGTGGGCGTGGGGCGCAACGCGGATGACGACCTTCAAACCCGTAAACCTGCAACTCCCAAGGAGGAGAATACCATGACGGATGAAAATACCGTTGATGTGGACGCGGTGAAGGCCGAAGCTGCCCGCGCCGCTGCCAAAGACACCGCAGAGATGTATCGTCTCGCGGCCAAGCACAACCAGCGTGATCTGGCGGACAAGGCCATTGCCGAAGGTAAAAACCTGGCTGCTTTCCGTGGCGATCTTCTGGAAGCAATCGGCAACAAGCCGCTTGACGACAAAGAGATCGGCATGGAGCGCAAGGAAGTCCAAGACTTCTCGCTGATGCGTGCGATCCGCGCGATGGCCAACCCCAGCGACCGCAAAGCCGCTGACGCGGCCCGTGGCGAGTTTGAGGCTTCTGCCGAAGCTGCCCAGCGTGCTGGCGTGGACCCGCAGGGTCTTTACATCCCCACCGACGTTCTGCGGGCTTGGGGCAAGCGTGACCTGAACAGCTCCGATGACTCGGCAATGATTGCTGAGGATTATCGCGCTGGTGACTTCATCGACGTTCTTCGGAACGCTTCGTCGGTGATGCAGGCCGGTGCCACCATGCTCACTGGTCTGGTTGGCGACGTGAAGATTCCGAAGAAGTCCACCGCTTCGTCTGCTGGCTGGATTTCGACTGAGGGCGGTGACGCCTCTGAGTCGGAGCCGACCTTCGGCCAGGTCACCATGTCGCCCAAGACGCTTGGTGCGTTCACTGACATCACTCGCCTGATGATGATGCAGTCGAGCCTCGACATCGAGGCGCTGGTCCGCAACGACCTTTCGACCGCTCTGGCTCTGGCGATTGACAACGGTGCGCTGCAAGGTGACGGCACGAGCGGTGCGCCGACCGGCATCAAGAACACTTCGGGCATCAATGCTCCGACTGCGTTCGCCGCTGCCAACCCGACCTTCGCTGAGGTTGTGGCTATGGAGACCGCTGTTGCTGAGGACAACGCTCTGATGGGCAACCTTAGCTACATCCTGCCTGCCGGGATGTATGGCGCCCTGAAGACGACTGTTAAGGACTCCGGTTCTGGCCAGTTCGTCGTTGAGCCTGGCGGCACCATCAACGGCTACAACTCCATCGTGTCGAATCAGGTCACTGCTGGCGACCTTTACTTCGCTAACTTCAGCGACCTGCTGATCGGCATGTATGGCGGCCTGGACATCACGGTTGACCCCTACACCAACAGCACCAGCGGCACGGTTCGTATCGTCGCCCTGCAAACTGTTGATGTTGCGGTTCGCCACGCGGTGTCCTTCGCCTTCAACAACGACGGCGTGTAATGCTAAAGTGGTCGAGCCATACTTCGGGTGGCTCGGCCACGACCTCTAAGGAGAAGCCAATGCCTTACGTTATCCTCAAGTCTTGTTTCGCAGCAGGCGGGCGCCGCGCGGCTGGTGATGTCATCAACCTCCCCGCCGACGAGGCTCGCGCTCTGACGGCTATGGGCCGCGCGGAGTATGTTGCGCCTGCTCCGAAAGAAGAAAAAGAGGATCGCTCTGTGGGGCTTGAGACTAGCTCTGTCTCCCCCCCGAAGAAGCGCGGGCGGAGGAAGAAGCATGAAGATTAAGCTGACAAGCCGCTGCACTTGGGGCGGTCAGTATCGGAAGAGGGGCGAGGTCCACGACCTTGAGGATGGATTGGCTAAAAAGCTGATCTATCGCGGTTATGCTGAAGAGTATGACCCTGCTGCTGACAAGGCTGAAGAAAATGCCGATCAGTCTGAATGATGACATTCTCTTCTTGCTGGACCTAGATGACTTTGCGGTTTCAGCCAGTTACGATGGCGGCACCATCCAAGGCATCTTCGACAATGAGACTGTTCCGGTTGACGCTGGCGGGTTTGCGCAGGTCCACAAAGAGCAACCCCGCTTCACCTGCCGCACGGCTGATGTGCCTTCTGTCGCTGAGGATCAGGCCATTGTTATTAGTGGTGTGACGTATGCCATTAAGGCTTGGGTGCATGACGGAACTGGCGTGACGACACTGCAACTGGAGAAAAGCTAGTGGCGCATGTCCGAACTCAGATCAGGGATAGGATCGGATCGGTCCTGACGGGCGATGTGGCGCTTGTGGGCGGGCGTGTCTACAAGTCTCGGGTCTACCCCCTTTCCGCTGACAATCTGCCTGCCCTGACGGTTCTTACAGGCTCTGAGTCCTCGGGGTTAATGGTTATGGGGGCCAAGACGCTTGACCGCACCGTGACGATTTTTGTCGATTGCTATGTGTCCGTGACAGATAGCTTTGATGATGACGTGGACGCATTGGCGGTCCAGGTGGAAGAGGCAATAGCCGGTGACTTTGATGTCAACGGACTTGCTAAGACTGCTGTTCTGCAATCCACTGAGATTGATTTCAGCGGCGAGAGCGAGACGCCGGTCGGCATTGCTCGCTTAACTTACGATGTCCGATATGTTACGACTATCGGGGACGTGGAAACGGCCAGATAACAGGAGGCTCCTATGGCTACACATACCGGCAGCGAGGGGACCGTTAAGGTCGGTTCCGATGCAGTTGCAGAAATCCGCTCCTTCTCGATTGAAGAGACTGCGGACACCCTTGAGGACACCAGCATGGGCGATACCGCTCGGACCTACAAGTCTTCCCTCACCAACTACACTGGCACTGTTGATGTGCTGTGGGACGAGGAGGACACGACTGGTCAGGGCGCTTTGACCATTGGTGCCGAGGTGACGCTCAACCTTTACCCTGAAGGTGATACGAGCGGCGACACCTACTACAGCGGCACGGCCATTGTGACTGGCCGCACCATCAACAGCAGCTATGATGGCTTGGTTGAGATGAGCATTTCCGTTCAGGGGACGGGCGCTCTTTCCGAAACCACTGTCGTCTAAAGGAGGACTTTGAATGAGCATTGCAAAGCAGATCGCGGCGAAGCGAGAGGCGCAAGAGCGCAGCTTTGCAGACGTTGAAGAGTGGGGCGAGGAGGATAAGCCTCTTCGCCTCTACTTCGGCCCTGTTACTGCGCGGGACATTGAGAAGGTTCAGCGCAAGCACAAGGACTTTTTGTCGAACACCACGACCAGCGCGATGGTGGAGATGATTATCCTCAAGTGCGAGACTGAAGATGGCGAGCGAGCCTTCACGCTCGAAGACAAGGCGATCCTGATGGGGGAGCCTGTCGGTGTTCTGGCGCGTCTCTTTGGTCAAGTCTTTGGCGCTGAAAGTGTTGAGGAACATGAAAAAAACTGAAGGGCGACCCGTTCAGGCTTAACCTGATTGCCCTTGCTGACAGGCTTGGCAAGACGATCAGAGAGATTGAGGAAATAACTCTTTCGGAGTATAATGAATGGGTCGCATACTTTAGCGTAATTGAGGAGCGCAAGTCGGATGGCAACTGAAGACCTCACATTTCGGTTTAACGTCACCGGCAATGCAGTCCCTCAATTCCAGAAGGTGCAGCAGCAGGTTTCGCGGGTTGACCGCCAGGTCAAGGCCGCGAGCCGCACTGTTGCGGCGCATGGCCAGCAATACAGCCGCACCTCGGTTCAGACTAACAAATGGGCCAAGGGTGCGCTTCAGCAGGCAGGCTTTCAGGTTGGTGACTTTGCGGTTCAGGT